TGCTATTATACATAAAGATTACCCTTTTTTTATATTAAAAATGGTAATTAAAATGTATTTGTGTTTTATATCGTTTTTAACAATGTTGTGGAAAAAGGTATGAAATAGTGTGGAGAAAGGTGTTAGTATTGTGGAAAAGTATCTGATTTAATGTGCTCAGGGGTAGTGATCTAAGCGAGCAGTCTATCACACACTCGCAGAAATGTCAAGACCCTCCGTGAACTTTTTATGGGGACATGGTGATACAAAAATATCAGCAGTCCTTATAAATATACGGCAGAGGGTTGACAATATCTCTCAGGTATTCTATACTTACTAAGTCACACCAACGGAGACCGATTCATGTCAGTTGCATATCAGCAGGCACAGAAGCAGCGTTATCGAATCACTCTGGAATTAGAGACGCTCGAAGACTTTGACCCCCATCAGATTGACTGGGAGCAGTTGTTTGAACTTCAAGGATCAGAGCGAGTAATTGACAGTTACGTAGAGGACCTGAGTAAACCTGTCAGTTGGCAATAGCAGTCTTATGTGACACTTAAAGACATGGGGGGGGTTGACACCATCAGCACCCCTATGTTATACTGTGAGTAACACTCTGAGGACAGTGTTTTAGGGGCGTTCGTTTATATCGGGCGGCGGGCGTGATATAAAATTAATGGGTCCCTGTAACCTACAGAGGTGACAAACCGCGAGCGATATATAATGCGGATTACAAATCCATTTTCTACAAAAAAATTCCCGAGGTAAAAAATGACCCCAAAGGAAAAAACATTTCATATCTATTTGAAAGACGAGTGTATATTTGCGAGTGTGAAAGAAGAAGAATTTAATATTACTTGGAGCACCCTCAACGGTATGGTTGGTTTAATGAAAACCGATTATGAGTTGGGGGATTTAACTTATGAGGAGTGTTCAGTACATAAATTTAGTGAAGCATCATATTGACAGTGTATACATACTGAGTTATAATTGAACTGAAGTAAATTAATCAACATGGCTAAAGGATTTACTGTAAAAGCAAAACCACCTGCAAAGAAACCAGAAGTAGAGTGGGACATTGATGATATTAAGCAAAGAATGCGAGGTAAGACAATTGTATTTTGTCTACCAGGTCGAGGATGTTCTTTTGTATTTCTGAAGAACTTTGTACAACTGTGCTTTGATATGGTACAGAATGGAATGAGTATTCAGATCAGTCAAGATTATTCTTCCATGGTAAACTTTGCCCGATGTAAGTGTCTTGGAGCAAATGTACTTCGAGGACCTAATCAGATTCCTTGGGATGGTAAGTTGAATTATGATTATCAATTATGGATTGATAGTGATATTGTATTCAACACAGAGAAGTTCTGGCAGTTATGTGACATGGCAATCACCGAAGAAGGTGAAGAGCGTGAGATTGTTGCCGGATGGTATGCCACTGAGGATGGACAAACAACTTCTGTAGCACATTGGTTAGAGGAGGATGATTTCCGTAAGAATGGTGGAGTGATGAATCACGAAACTGTCGAATCCATTCAGAAACGTCGGAAACCGTTTACTGCTGATTATACAGGATTTGGTTGGGTATTAATTAAGAAGGGAGTCTTTGAGAATCTTGAATATCCTTGGTTTGCTCCTAAGATGCAAGTCTTTGAGAGTGGAAATGTACAGGACATGTGTGGTGAGGATGTCTCATTCTGTCTTGATGCAAAGGAAGAGGGATATGAGATCTGGTGTGACCCTCGTATTCGTGTGGGTCATGAAAAAACTCGTGTTATTTGAGGTAAACTATTATGGCAATTATGAAAGGTGGTGGGTTTGTGGTTGGAAAACCGAAAAAAACTCGTCAAGGAAGCTCGCAACATACACTCTATGCCGCGACTTCTCGCAATAAAGCAAAAAAAGCATATCGTGGACAAGGTAAATAGGTGAAGTTATATTAATTCATAATGGCAGCACTTATTTGCAACCTCCCCTCGGTTGAAGTATGGGTTCGTAAAGAGTATCTAACGGACCATCAATCTGGTCATGGTGAATTTGTTAAAGGCGTCTGGGTATCGGCTAAGTCGATTCCTGGGCGCACTTTTTATTTTGAGACATATTTACCTGAATATGCAGCAATGTATGACAAACTACCGATTAGTGCATTTGTTTCTGATCCGCAAACACCAAAACCTGATATGGATCTTCCAAATTTACAATTTTGGAACTGTATGGACTATGGTGTTGTTGCAGTTCAGAAGCAATTTATCGGTTCTATGGATTATGAACTGTATACAAGAGACTTTGGCATTCAAAAAGGGACCTATATTTGTACTTTAGACAATTATCATCAAGATCCTGATGCGATTGACTATGCAACAAGTGAAAATCCAGCAGAACATAAGTCACATAACCTTGTTGAACTTGAAAATGGTCAGTATGCACTGTATCCAAACAACAGAATACGTATATACGACAATAGTTTAACTCCTGTTGACCCCAAAATGCCGGATTTTAAGGTTTCAACGCAATATTATCAAGTTGAAAATGGTTTTGAACGACTTGGAATGGGTCGTGAGGATGAATATTTCTGGAAAACGTCTAAAGAACGCGAAAAAGAGCAAGAAAATCCGGTTGACATGTACAAATCACAAGAAGATCGACCTTTGGACTCTCAATAAATTATAAAAACCTTGATAAATAATACATAATTGCCAATTTGTTGTGCCTTTACAGAGGATAAGTCAAGGTTTTAAGGATATTAGTATGACTTTTCAGAGTAATCCTCTGACAAAGGACTTAATTGTTCTTAAAAATGAAAATGCAATCGCTAGATCTATTAAAAATATAGTTTTTACTAATCCTGGCGAAAAACCATTTCAACCAAACTTTGGATCTCGTATTACAGGGTCACTTTTTGAAAATATTGATGATATTACTGCTCTTGAAATTGAATCTGAATTGAGAGAATCAATTTCAAGACAAGAACCACGAGTAAAACTAAGAAAATTAAAAGCATCTCCAGATATTGATGGAAATGGATTTGATGTTGTTATAAATTATGATATTATCGGAGCTGATGTTCCACCACAACAATTAGAATTCGTATTGCTACCAACAAGGTAAAATGCCGTTAGTTAATTTTACAAATCTAGACTTTGATCAAGTCAAATCATCATTACGTGCATATTTGGAAGCAAATTCCAACTTCACGGATTATAATTTTGATGGATCAAACTTATCATCAATATTAGATGTACTTGCGTATAACACGTACATCACTTCATATAATGCTAACATGGTAGCAAATGAAGTTTTTATTGATAGTGCTACTTTAAGAGAGAATGTCGTAGCATTAGCAAGAAATATTGGATACATCCCTAGATCAAGAAAAGCATCAACATCTGCAATTACATTCTTTGTAGATACTAGTAATATTCAACCCCATCCTGCCTCTCTAACCCTCCGTAAAGGAACTGTAGCAGCGTCTAAAGGTTCTTTTGGGGGGTCATCCAGTACATTCTGTATTTTAGATGATATCACAGTTCCGGTTATAAGAGATGTTGCATCTTTTAATAGCATTCCTGTTTATGAGGGAACGTTTTTAACAAAAAGTTATACATATAATTCTTCAAATGCAAGTCAAAGATTTGTTTTACCAAATGCTGGAGTTGATACTGAGCTCATAAGATTATCTGTAAAGAATAACTCTTCATCCGCAGCATCAATAAAATATTCTATGCATAATAGTTTATTTGATGTTGGACCCGAATCGAAAATATATTATATTCAAGAAATAGAAAATGAAAGATATGAAATTATTTTTGGTGATGGTGTTTTTGGTAAAAAGTTAGAAGATCAGAATTTTATAACCACTGAATATGTTGTAACCAATGGTAGTGAAGGAAATGGAGTGTCTCAATTACGCTTTAATGGTAGATTGACATATATTAAAGATGGTAATGAATTTATCGTCAATGAGGGAATTTCCTTAGTAACTGCAGAATATAGTTCGAGAGGTGGAGAATCAATAGAGTCGGTTGATTCGGTGAAAAAATATGCCCCTAGGATTTACGCATCTCAAAATAGAGCTGTAACCGCAGATGATTATGAATCTTTAATACCTTCAAAGATTTATCCTGAAACTGAATCTATATCTGTTTTTGGTGGCGAAGAACTAAACCCACCACAATATGGTAAAGTTTTTATCAGTATTAAACCAAGATTTGGAGATTTCTTACCCAATCTCATCAAAGAAAACATCAAATTAAAATTAAAGAAATATGCTATATCTGGAATTGTACCAGAAATATTAGATTTAAAATATTTGTTTGTTGAGATTAGTTCTAACATATATTATAATACAAATTTAGCTCCTTCTGCTGCTGATGTATCCACAAGAGTTCAAAATAATGCTTTAACTTATTCAAATTCAACAGAATTAAATAAGTATGGTGCTAGATTTAAGTATAGTAAGTTTTTGAAAATTATTGATGATAGTCATGAGTCAGTAACATCAAACATTACTCTTGTAAGAATGAGAAGAGACTT